GAGGAGACGATTATGCTTATGGCGGACGAATTGGATATGCGGGCGGAGGCAAAGCAGGTTTACCTGCTATTACACAAGGACTGCCTCAAGGCCCTAATATGCAACAACCTCAAATGCCAGCGGGCCCTCAACCCGTAGGCATGCCTGGGGGAGATTTATTAGTGCAGAATCAAATGCAACAGAATCCATGGATGGGACAGAATCCAAACATGAAACAAGGAATTGGTGGAATGCCAAGAGCACAAATGGCAGGCGGAGGCATGGGCCGAAGAGCTTTTATGAAATTGCTGGCAGCAATGTCCGCAGCTCCTTTTGTTGGTAAAGGTGTTCAGAAGGCAGCACCCAAAATGATAAAAGAATCAGCTGAAGTTATTTCAAAAGATATATATGGTCAGCCTGATTATATTAATGATTTAATTGCAGTGGTTAAAGCTAAAGGAACAAGAGAATCTGTTCCTGGAATGAAGCAAAGTGATCTTGGTACTAAGCATACCTATAAGGGGGTAGAAGTTACCGAAGATGCAGGTGGAAACATAAGAATTAAAAAAGAAATTGAAGGTGGAGGACAATATACCGATGAGTTTGGCGAGATAGATACTTGGGATGGAACTGTAAGAGAACTGGATATCGAAATTCACAAAGGAGGCTCCTCTATAAAAGACGAGGGACTTGAAACACAAAAAATGGTTCCAGAGCCAGATGCATATTTTGAAGGAACCGTGACCCCTGACATGGATGGCAAGATGAAAGATGTAGTTGAATACATTGACGATGTCGATCATTTAGATCTTAAAAAAATTGCTGATGAAATTAATGAAGAAGTTATTATTAAAAAAGCATCAGGCGGTCTGGCTGCCATGCTAGGTGAATAATGGCTAATATTATCCAGCAACTCGAAGACTTAAAGGAATGGGGACAGGATCCTGAACGTTATGCACGAAGGCTAGAGTTCCGTCACAGGTCTGGAGCTCCCGCTATGGAAGGTATGATGGTGCCTCAAGAGTTTGATGAATTAAGTCCTAGAGAAGAGGAATATTATAAACAAGAACCTTTTAGTACCCATGAAGATTTTCTTGGTGCTAAGGGTGGTGTTGCACAACTCGTGCAACCTGGACCAGAAGGCGTGAGGCAGGGGTATGCTGATAAATCTCATGGCAAAAAATTCACAAAGACAGAACTTAATAAAGCTGCTCAGCACATGTATGGAAAAGACTATGATGAGTTAACTCTTAAAACAGGGAAGAAGAAAGTTTACGATGTGATAGATGCTCAGTATAAAATAACTGGTGAAAAAAAATTTAAAGTTAAAACTCAATCAAAGCCCTTTTCAGCAACGGATCAAGCAAAAATTAAAAAAGCTTTCCCTGATGCCAAGTTTACTGCAAGAAATACTTATGGCTTTGCACCTGATCATCCAAGCTATACGAAAGCATGGCTCTTTGTTGATAGAGGTTTTAAACTTCCAGGTCATGTTCTTCCTAAATCTGTACAAAACGAAATTATGGAAGCATTTCCAGAAGTTAAAAACTGGAACTGGGAACGTGGAGCTAGTAAATACGGCATTTCATCTAAAAACGAGGCCCTCTATAAAAGAATTGAATCTTTTGTGAATGACCCTAAACCCTTTCGCTATAAGTTTAGATGGGGAGAAGCTGATGGATTTATGTTGCAGTCTATGGACAGAGCTTTTCTACAGGGGAATGAAAATTATATTCCTATAAAAGAAAAAGGAAAAATCGTTGGTTTTATAGATAACTCTAAAAGTGGCAAAGGTAAAAAATATTATCATAATGGCTATACAGCTGCGGGCAAGAAACTTCCTGAAGGAGCTTTGTTAGCTAAAAATCATGCTGATTATAAAGCACTCTCAAAGTATGTAAGTGTTGCTAAAAACTCTGGAGCTAGTCTTGATGAAACTTCAAAAGTTTTTAGAAACCTGTTTCCAGAAGGTATGGATACCAGTAAGATTGTATTTGATGATCTCGTTGGCTTTTTATCTAAAGAAAAAGGAGCAAAGAATGTTAGAAAAGGTATTGTCAAGCATCACGGATCTTATGTCAAAACATCTCCCACAAAAGATCTTCAAATTTTAACAAGTCAGCTTAACTATGAAGCTGAGAAAATTGGTAAGTTAATTAAAAAAGGAGATTTATCTCGTGTTGATGATTTAAAGAAATTAGGAATTCGATTAGTTGTTGATGGAAAAAGTTATGGGGTTGGAAAAGAAAGCGCAGAAAAAGGGTTTGAACGAATTATAAAAAGCAGTGTATCTGATGTGAAGAAATGGGGACCTACTGAATTTAACAAGTTTAGAAAATTCACAAAACAAAATCCAAGATTAGCTAAACAAGCGGCTATACGATTTAACTCAGGAATCCCCATTGATGAAATTATGAAAATGCCAGGAATGAAAAAAGCAATGCCTTGGATCAAGGGAGAAGGTTATTTTGCTTTAGCCGATATGTTGAACAATTGGAGCAAAGGTCAGTCTTTCTTAAAGGGCGCAGGTAAAGGAGTTGAAATGGCTACTTTTGGTCTTGTAGATTTTGATACTGATGAAAAGGCTTTACTTATGCATGCTCTTAAAAAAGGTGTTCCTGAAAATCAGATTAAGGCGATGATGGATTTTCTTAAATATAAAAAAGAGGAAAAGAAATTAACAGGCTTGGATACATCACTGGCTGCATTGGATTATCATGAAAGCATTGGTGGAGAATTAGGCCCTGCTCATATGATGAATCCTGAAGAAGGATGGAATTATGGTGATAGAGAAATGCTTAATAAAAGAATTGCAAAAAGCGAAAAGAATTTAGACAACCTTTATAACGCGTATTATGCAGGAGAGAATCGTGATCCTACTCTTGGTATGGTTACATTAGAAAATATGATGGAAAGTTTAACCGCTGAAGAGTGGAACAAGACGGCTGGTATACCTTTAGTTGATCGTGGTTATCGAGAAATGATCGGAGCCAAGGCAGACGAAGGAATGGTTTGGGGACCTTTGTTTGGAGGAGGTATGAGAGAAATTCTTGAAGGCTTAGGTTTCGGAGAAACAGATTCTTTAAAATCATTTAAACCTCAAGAGTTAATGAGTGCACATCCTGTTTATGGATATAAGGAACAAATAAAAGATATGGAATCTAGAGGAATTAGTCCCATGGAAGATATAAGAATGGATTTAGGTTATGCTTTACCTCCTCAAAATTATGCAGGCGGTGGCATTGCAAATGTTCGTAGACCTAATGCAATTCCCCCTGAATCAGGACCCATGCCTCATGGTGGTGGGTTGTCAAGCGTGTTTAATCGTGTTAAACCATGGTAGGAGTTTAAATGGCAGATATAGATAAAGGACTCCCGAATATTAAAGATATCCTTCCTGGTGGCGCAGAGGAAGTAACGGATGTCAATATTGCGGATGTTCCATTAAAAGGACCAATTGAAGTTACATCAGAAGAAGATGGTGGGGCAACAATTGATTTTGATCCAAGCGCAAACTTAAATATTCCAGGAACCGAATCTCATTTCGATAATCTGGCGGATATTCTTCCTGACGATGTTACTGATCCTATTGGTAGTGAACTACGTTTTCAATATCAGGATAATAAATCTTCTAGAAAAGAATGGGAACAAACCTATACACAAGGGTTGGATCTCTTAGGATTTAAATACGAAAACAGAACAGAACCTTTTCAAGGGGCTTCAGGTGCAACTCACCCAGTACTCGCAGAAGCAGTCACACAATTTCAGGCAACCGCTTATAAAGAACTCATGCCAGCGGATGGTCCTGTTAGAACTCAAGTTTTAGGAGCACCGAACCCAGGTAAGTCTCAACAAGCTGAACGGGTTAAAAATTTCATGAACTATCAGATTATGGATCAGATGAAGGAATACGAACCTGAATTTGATTCAATGCTTTTCCATTTACCGTTAGCAGGCTCAACCTTTAAAAAAGTTTATTACGACGATCTCTTACAGAGAGCGGTTTCAAAATTTGTCCCTGCAGAAGATGTAGTGGTTCCTTATACTGCAAGTAGTTTAGCGGATGCTGAATCGATTACCCACGTCATTAAACTTCCAGAAAACGAAGTAAGAAAACAACAGGTTGCAGGGTTCTATAGTGATATTGAACTGGCAAAACCTGGAGTATTGATGCAGGACGAATTAAAAGAAAAAGAAAGAGAATTGGAAGGAACCAAACGAACAGGACGTAATCCAAACATTTATACCTTATTAGAATGCCATATAGATTTAGATCTAGAAGGCTTCGAAGATATTGGTCCAGACGGGCAACCGACTGGTATCAAGCTGCCATACATCGTTACTGTCGATGAAAGCAGCACTAAGGTTCTTTCGATAAGAAGGAACTACGCGCCCAATGACCCAAAGAAACAAAGAATTCAATACTTTGTCCATTTTAAATTTCTGCCTGGACTAGGATTCTATGGCTTTGGACTCATACATATGATTGGCGGATTGAGTCGTACCGCAA